TAAATTAGGATATTCTTTAATTTTTGTCATGTAATCTATTCTTGAATGGGAGTGTTGAGGTAACCATTCTAAATCTAACCAACAACAAGGACTAACATTTCCGTTAGCGGCAATATACATTTGTTTATCTTGAACTGCTTTACAATTAATAGTTGGCATAACTTCGTGTCTAGCTTTTTCTGCTGGTGCAATCATTTCTAAACTCTTTTGTGATGGTAATAGCGTATGTGTAATATTGTAGTTGTCATCTATTACATCTAACTTACCATCTCTAAAACGTGTAGTATGCTTAATGCTAAATCCTTTAAAGCCTAAGTCTTTGCTTAACTGTTCACATGCATCTACTTGATGTTCATTATGTTTGAATACAAGCATATCCCATCTTGCATCTCCGCCTGCACTTATAAATGCTTGTGCGTTTTCTAAAATTTTCTCATAGTTTGTACTAATTCTATATAACGAATGAGTATCTCCTAATCCGTCAATACCAAATACAATTTTTACTCCTACATCTGCAAGACCCTTAAACCAATCAGTAGTCCTAGCACTTCCGTTAGTGTGCATTTGCAAAGTCATAAAAGGATTGTGCTTACGTAGGTATTGCATTATGCCTAGTGTGTCTTTGGCCATAATAGGATCGCCTAAGTTACCACACATATTTAAAAACTTTAATTGTTGTACAAAACTTACAGGAAACCATTTTATAAATTGTGCATAACTAATTTCTGTAAGATCTAAACTGTCAAGTTCAGGTCCGCCATTGATTCTTCTTGGACACATAGGACATCTTGCTTGACATCTAGTTGTAACTTCTAAATGTATTGATGTGATATCTTCGTAGTTATACATCTTTTGTTCCTATAATCATAAATCTTTTATACTTTGTTAATTGTAATTCCTTTGCAACTTCAACATTCAACTTTGATTTCTTTGCAAACTCCTCTAGTGTATCGCTACAGTTAATATGTTCTTCTAATTCATAATAGTTATTAGATTGTAAAACTATCTTTGTACCCTTTGGTATATTATTTAACCATTGCATATATTGTTCTTGTGTAATATGTTCGCAACTTGTATTAATAACAAAGTAAGGATTGTTTATATACTCGTAACTACACATGTCATCTGTAACTGCTTCAAACTTACCTTCCATCTCTTGACGCTTGTTTACTGTACTTGCAATTTCTTTACAAGCAGGATCAAGGTCAACACTTATGATATGTTTAATACCAATTTCACTATTGAATAGCATATTTGCTAACACACCATTCCAGCCGCCATGTATAACAACATTAGCATTACTAATTGTTTTAGCTTTTGCTTGTAGAGATTCAACTAACCAAGTTTTAGATTCTAACTGTCCGCCCCAAAAACTTTCTAAGGTACGGCTTCTGTCATCGCTGTTGCGAATAGCATCCATCCAAAATTTAATATCTCTAATATCTATCTTCATAATTCGTTAACTAACTTATCAAAGGCTTCTTGTCCTAATACATTGTATAATACTACTACTAAGAATATAAACCATAATAACCAAAATACATAATAGCCTAGTTTAGTCCAACCTAATCCTAATATCTTGTATACTGTTTTCATAGGCAAATACTTTTCAAATAGTGTAGTAATATCCCATACAAATTTAAGCATAATAATCCACATCAATGCTCTAAAGTATTTGTTCTTTATATCAGACACTTTGAAGTTTGCTTGTGCTTCTTTTACTTTGTTATCGTGTGCCTTATAACGTTTCCATAAATTCTTCATAGTATTTCCTTAGGTATCTTATTGTCTGCACTACTAACACACGTATCAGTTACACACTTAGATGGTGTCTTAAACAGCGTAAAACCGTCTTTAAGCGTACCTAGAGGTTCATCGCTACAACTATAAGCTCTTTTAACTTCATCGCCACGTATGATGCAACTTTGATACCCTGCGTTACAACTCCAACCTTTAAATTTGTTAAAGCCAAATGCATTTAATCTTTCTGCTTGGTCAAGTTCGTACTCTACTCCTTGAGCATCTTTGAGTCTAACTTGTGCGACCTGTTGCTCTGATTCTGTTTGGAGGATTTTTGTTTGTTCTTCCGTGTAACCACTGACCACAAATGACGCAGTTGGGTCGCTTTGTGGCTTAAGAGTAACATGTATTCCTCTATCAATAAGTCGTAATGATCTTTCATAATATTCCTTCCATAGTTCGGGCACCATAACTTGATTGATTGTTACTAGTACTCCTTCTTTCATAAGCTGTAAACACTTGTCGCCAAACTCTTGTTCATTTGCAAACTCTGCATGGAAACTTGCTGTAATACTTCTACGTTGTAATCCTTTAGTTGCTTCTAACCATTTGTTCCACCATTTACTTCCTGGTGATAAATTTGTAGTCATATGTAAACTTTGATATTCTGGTGCTGTATCACTACAGTAATGCTCTATGAGCTCCCCAAAGTCTTTATATGCTGTTGGTTCTCCTCCACTAAAACTAAAATGAAATTGTGTATAGCCATTATCTCTTGCTTGGCGTTTTATTTCATCAATAGTACTTTTATATAAACTTAATTCTTGATGGTCTGGCTTATCTGTATTTGCATAAGGCCAACAGTAGCTACATTTATAGTTACAAAATCTTCCAAGTATCCAACTAACATTAAACAATGGATTGTCTAACATTGTTTTTTGTCCTAAAGACGTTATGTTATTAAAAGGAATCGTTTGCATATTGTAGTTCTAACCATTCAAAATCATTTATTAACCCCAAATCAGCGCCGACAGAAAGGCCAAACTGCATACCAGCATTAGCACCTCGTAACGCATATCTACTATGTACTCCATCAGCATGAGTAGTCCAAGTCTTAAGTCGTTCATTTGTTTCTTCCTCTAGTTGTCCTTGTATTGTTTTACTTGCCAACTTTGCACATTCTCTAAACGCACCACGCCATGTACTTAATGGATCTGTGTTGAACGCAGTAATGTTACTAACACTTGGCATTGCTTTAAATTTATCACTAATGCTAGTAGTCATATCATTTGTTGTAGTATCCATCTTTAGTGTAAGCATACGTGGTAATAACTTAACGCCACCATACCCATACTCTAATCCGTTGATAGGATTTTTTGCTCTCCACACATGAACACAATCTAAATCGTAACTACTAACTTCGTGATCAAATTTAAAATCGTCTACTATCTGGGCGTCACCATCTACTACCCAAAACATTTTTGTAAAACATTTTTTAGCACCTGCTACGTGTGCTTGGTGAATTCCTTTAACGTCTTTAACACGCTTTGCCATTGGATACTGTTGTTTAAGTTTATCCCAATTACTATCAGCGTTTGCTTCACCGTAACTTATAAAAACAATATCATACATGTGGTGCTATCTCGTTAGCTAGTTCCTCTTGTATTGTTCTATCTACATGACAGTTATCTGGGAACATGTCGCTGTTTGTCATAATCTCAATTACTTTTTCGTACTCGTCAACTATAGTTTTAAACTCTGTATCTTCTCCTTCTGGTATCACAGGAATATTAAGTTCAGGTTTTTGTCTAGCAAACATGCGTAAACTTTCTGCCGCATTTTCTGTTAGGTCTGGTCTGCGTCTACGAACGTTTTCTGCTGTACCCCAACTACTAATTAATGGTACTGGTCTTCCTAATATTTTATCCATCCACTCACGATGTACATATTTTATAAAAGTGTACTTACTAATATCTTTAGGTAGTTTACCCCAACCTTCAATTACTAACCAAGGTATACCTGTTTGCTCGTAAATTGCTTGTGCGCCATCTAATGCTATTGTAAGTAATTCATCATTTATATCTTTAATGCTATTAGCATTTCTAATTTTATCTTCGCTTTTATCGTAATACTTTTGCAAGTCATATAGTCCTGCTTCATCTGGCCATAAACTTCTTTTTAGATCTCTACAAGGCTCAGTAAGCATCCATATAATTAAATTAGGTTTGTAAAATACAGGACTAGTAAAACAAGGTGCAAGACCTAATGCTTCTTCAACTTTAAAAATTGCTTCAAAGTTGCCTGATCCACCAAAGGCATAATTAGCAGTAGCATGACCCATTTGATCTAAGTTATAACCAAACCCTGGCCATACAACTTGAAAAGGCTTAGGTGCAGTACCTTCTAAGTATTTGTCCTTGTTCCACGGTTCGTATAGTTCCGGGTGTTTAGGATTTGCACAGGCAGGTCCTGGAATAACAGTTCCCCATTCGCCTAGTGCATTACTATCACCAACAATTAAAATTTTCTTCATCTTGTGTTTCCATAATGGAATACTTCTAACTTTTTAGACTCAAACTCTCTCCAAGGATCAACTACAACACTTCCTTCACTGAGATAACAGTAAAGAGTTGGATGTGCCAATAATGCTACGGCTGTGAAAGGACCTTTTTGTGGACTAGCCATTGGATCAACTTCAATACAATGATAGCCTGCTTCTTTACAATAATGTCCTACTAACAAACTATAACTTCCGTCAGTATATGGTACTCCTGGTTTATATGCAATGCCATTTAGCAAAATTGGTAAAGAACGCTCCTCAGCAATCTTAATTAAATAATTTGCCATATTTTTAGCCTGCACTTCTCTTGCATTCATTATAGCATCAAATATGTCATATTGCAACCCCAAGTTTTGAGCCATGTAGCGTAGAGCTATATTATCTCTTGGATGACATGCTCCACCATCGCCCATTCCTGCTTTCATATAACTTGGACCCATTATACGCTGATCGCTTTTGGCAAGTGCATTAGTTACTACATCAACATTAATATGTCCTTGCTTTTCTGCAACATCTTGTATCATATTAACTAATCCAATTTTTGCACTAATAAATGTATTGTAAAATACTTTGATACATTCGCACTCGTCCCACGTTCCAATTTCATAACGTGGATTGTTTTCCATTATAGTTTTGTAAAAGTCTACTAATTCTTTTGCATCACCTGTAATATCTCCATTGTCTGTACCAATCATAATCATTTCAGGATTAACCATGTCCCAAGCTACTGTACCCATAGCAATCAAATAAGGATTATAAACAAATCTAGTATTAGTTACTAGTGGTGCAAATTCTCTACGTACTGTGCCTGGTAATACTGTACTAATTAATACAAGTAATTGATCTTTATTCATGTGCATGTTTGCTTCACGTATACAATCAATTACAATGTCGTATCCAAAGTCTTTAGGTTCTAAATGAGCTGTAGGTGCTTTGCCATCATAGTCTGGATGATGTGGAGTAGGTACTGCAATGAATACAATATTTCTATCCTTAACAGCCTCTTTGATACTAGAACAAACTGTTACTTTGTCGCTCTTAACATTAACAACATCATACCCTGTTACATCATGACCTTTTTCGGCAATGACTTCTGCACAAGGTAACCCCAGTTTTCCTATACCAATAAATCCAATCTTCACTATGATCTCCAATCATTATATACGTACATAAATATAGTAGTATTTATGGAAAGTTAAACACATGAAGTTAATTCAAGACTCTATTGCAAAGAACGATTATGTAGCTCGACCGCATACTACGCAGTCTATTGAAAAATTAAAAGAAGCTATTAGTGCCGGAAAACACAAGTTAATTGATGTAAGTGCAATACATTGTTTAATTCAGTATCCTGATTGGCATACTGATCTTAACTTGTTTAGATTTGTAAAACCCAAAGCATTAAAACAATTAAAAAACGATCCAAAGTGTTTTTTCCTTTTTGATACAAGTACAGAAGGCTTTAGTACAATACACGATGTTCCATACTTTGATGTGTTATATTATAGTTGCGAACAAGCAGGTGTTGATCCTGAAAAAGTTATATTTTTTAGTTCGAACATGTATGATGAAACTAATATTGTACGTTTTAATATGGAACACAATAAACAAAAATCTATTAAGGTTGTTACGTTTAATAACTTTGAATCAATGCTGTTTGGTATAGCTGGTGCTCAAAGTATTGGCGATAGTGTACAACAACAGATTGACGGCGAGACTTGTGACCAGTATGTTGAAAGACGCATGAAACAAGAAAAACAAGAAGTTGCACAACGCTATAAGGGTAAAATATTTTTAAGTTTAAGTCGTGTTAATAGACCGCACCGTACATTGAGTGCTTACGAAATTTTTCATAGTGATTTATTTTATCACGGATTAGTAAGTCATGATTTATTTAAAAAGAAAACATTAAAACATTGGCATAGTTATCAAATGCCAACTGGTTGTAATATATCAGGAAGTGATATTAAAAAGTGGCAGAAGAATGTTCTTCCGCTTACAATAGATACTGATGACTTTGTAACTAATCATGCTATGAATCTAAGTAGTTACTTGCACCAACAAACATTATTTCAGATAGTAAACGAAACGTTTGCAGAAAATTGGCAGGGAACTAGTTTGTTCTGGAGTGAAAAAACTTTTAGAAGTATATATCACTTACAACCTTTCTTAATATTTGGACAACGACATGCTAATCTAAAACTACAAGATTACGGCTATAAGATCTTTGATAACAACTTTGATTATAGCTTTGACGAAGAACACGATACATATAAGCGTTGGTCTAAACTTAGAGTAGAAGTTGAAAAACATGTAAATAGAATATCAGCTTTGCCTATTACTCATCAGATTGACTGGCGTTGGCGACAAGCTGATCTACTAGCACACAACTTAAAAACAATGGTAGACGAGAATCATACTAAGAGTCAAATGACCGGCTTAGTTAAATACATGGTAGAGAAAATAAATGAGCAAGAAACTAATACATAATACTCCACAGAGAATTTTTACCTTTGGTTGTAGCTTTACAGGTTATCAATGGGGTACATGGGCTAATATTTTAGGTGTAGAATTTCCTGAAGCGGAGTTTAGAAACTTTGGTCGTAGTGGTGCAGGTAATCAGTATATACACAACATGATTATGCAGGCTGATAATGTATACAACTTTACACACGAGGATCTAGTTATTGTACAATGGACTAATGTATGTAGAGAAGATAGATATCTACCTGAAAAAGACGGATGGCTAGTACCTGGTAATATATTTTCACAAGGTGACTATAATCAAAACTTTATTGAAAACTACTTTAGCGAGTTTGGATCGTATGTTAGAGATTTTGCACTAATTAAAAGTGCCCACCAATTACTTAAACATCGTTGCAATCATCATATGATTAAGATGTTAGATTTTGAATATTCAAATCAATGGGACTTAAAACCAAACCCAGACTTAAATTTACAAACACTTACACATATGTATGAAGAAAGTATAGGTCAAATACTACCTAGCTTTTATGCTACGCTGTGGAATAATAACTTAGAAGCTAAATTAGCAAAAGATAAAAAAATTGTACATAAACTTTTCCATGACGGACATCCTACTCCACTCGAACACTACGACTACTTAAAGACAGTATTCAAACATGACTGGAGTGATAAAACTGACAAAGTAGTAGGTGCCACACAAAAGAAATGGGTTAAATTAATGACAAGTGCATGTTTGGGTCAGCCTGGACAGGGCTTTAGCTTGTATGAAATGAAACAGCGTTGGTTGGATATGTTAAAGTACGAAACTATTATGCGTCCTAATACGCAAATTAATCCGTTAATACGTCAATAAGTTCTGGAAAGGTTTCGTCAAAAGAACGATTACGTATTTTATCAAAATACATATTTTTAGATTTAAACAAATCATTTGCACTTTGGTCAAACGTTGACTTTTGCAAGTAATCAATAACACCATTTACATATCTTAAATGTTCTGTATGCGTTACTGTATTTGCGTATGCTTGTAACTTATCTATTGCTGTGTGTCTTTGTTCATCTGTTAGTGCATTAAAACTATAATGATTAGGTTCAACAATATTATAAAGCGTACTATTGTTTACATCAAATCCTTTACCAGACATGTATTCTAAAAAGTCTACAAGTGTTAGTACATTAAATGCACTTACTACACAATTAAAACTAATAATTACATGCGGACTTTCTTCTTTAATAATTTTTAAGTTCTGCTCTATAGTTGGCCAGTCAGTACCTTCTCTAATATACTCACCTCTGTTTCCATAGCCGTCAATACTTGCACGTACTTCAACGTGTTTAAAATTATTCCAATACTCTGTAATACTTTTCTTCTTAAAAAATAAATTACTTAAATTACTATTATATTGCAGTACAGCATCAGTCTTTTTATTTTCAATTAAATAATCTAAAATATC